TTACCTGCGCAACTGCCCACCTTCCACCCGCTGCAAAATCTCCTTGATCACCTTTAGATCGCCCGCCTGCTGGCTGAGAAGCCCCTGCAGGTCTTTGATGACGCTCGCCGTCGATGTCGTGGATTGCTCGGTCGACGCCAGGCGGTAGGCGAGATTGTCGATCTTCCGGACCTCGCCCTCGATCGAGCGGAATCGTTCTTCGCTTCTCGCCTCCATGGCGCTGCGCCACTTCTGAAGCTCCTCGATGTCCCTGCCCTTGTTGACCCAAATCGTGACGCCGCCGATGCACATGCCGAACAACGTCACGAGCTGGATGATCGTGTTCAAGTTCCACTCGAGCTTTTGCGCACGCTTCGGGAGTTCCATAGCCTCATCCTCCAGTCCCATTTTGCCCCTCGTATGCAGATGTGATGATCACCGCAGCGTCATGAGCGCTGCACTCTTCCTTCGTCCAGACTCGGGCACCGCATAGGCCCGCGACCGTCTCGTCGATCTTGTCCTGATCAGCCGGCGTAGCGCCTCGAGCGCCAACCAGGGACGTGCCAACAACGGCTCTAGCCGCCTGGTTGAGCCTGTCTTTCGACGCAGAGACCTGTTGCGTTGACGTACAGCCGGCCGCGCTCAATGCACAGGCGGCGGTTAAAGCGAGCGCGATCAGCTTCATCCCGCAGTTCTCCGATTGCTTTGTTGGTTGCAGAATCCAATTCGGCGCGTTCGAGTTTCCGGCCCTCTTCCCGCGCTCCGGGATGATCCAGAGCGCGTTGACCGTCTGCATGCCGACAAAGACGATAATGCCGCCGGCAGCAGCCCCAGCGGCCAGAGAGAGGCGGCTGAACATCACGCCATCCCCTCGACCTGTTTTGCGACGGCCTTTCGATCGGCGTTCTTGCGCCAGTAGAGGAAGCCGGCAATGCCGCCGAGGGCGACAAGGATCAACAAGAGGTTCTGCCACGGTATGTCGCCGATCGCGGTGAGCAGCGAAGCGCCGCCGCCGATGACAGACGGGGTGATGACCTCTTTCGACTTCCACCACGGCGCATCGAGGCTGGGCGGCGTGACAGGAACCGGGACCGGCTTCTCCTCGGTTACTGGCGCGACCTTGACCTCCGGCCGTGCAGCTTCGCCCGGGGTGAGCGCCACAAGCGCCGTATGCATCGCAGCGCGGGTTTTCGGGCCTACGTCGCCGTCGACCTGGAGGCGCTGGTCAGCCTGGAACTGAAGGACGTTATCGGCACGGTAGCCGAGGAGAACGAGCGAGATACGCGCCAGCCGGTTGAAGCGATCCGCCAAGCCGTTCTTGCCGCCGTTGATCTTCTTCGTGATGGTCTCGGCGTCGCCCTGGTCGGCCCAGCGGTTCAGATCGCGTGTGTCCCAGTAGAACAGAGGCACCAGGCCTTCCCATGGATCGGCATTGACCGCGTCCGGATCCTTAACGAAGTCCGGGCAATCGAGGCCAGCGGCGCGGCACCAGTTGCGGAACTGGCGATAATTATCCTTGCCGGTCAGCTGCATGCCGGTGCGGCCGCGGTAGAGATGGCCGTCGCCATCCTTCTCCGGCGTGTTTCCAAGATCGGTGCGGGTTTCGTAGCGCTGTTGCGCCGGCGTTGGGCCCCAGATCTCGCGATCGTAGCGGAAGTCTCCGCTTTCATGCATGAGCTGGGCGAAATACTGGGAGAGACGGTGCGGCCGATCCATGCCGAAACGCTCCCCGTACCTGTCCAGTGCCACAAGCACGGACGCGAGGTTGCTCTCGTTCACCCTGCCCTTTGCGGCAGCGCGAACGTGCTGAGCGGTGATGGCGCTCATCGGTATCTCCTGATTGGAATGTTTGAGAGTTGACTTAGCCCGAATGGGCGAATGGAGGCTGCCAGCGCATTGTGGTAACGCCGCGCAGCCGTCCCGCCGTCTCGTAGCGGACGGGGCGGTTAGAGGCCTGGCGCCTGCCTCCAGCGACGGGCCTCGCCCGAGGAACGCCTGACGCAGGCGACCGGAAAGCCGCCCTCATCTATGTTATGTAGTGGAACCTATCCCTAGCGAGCCCGTTCAAACCGTGTAGCTCGACGAAAAAGCGAGCGGTCGCAATGGATGTGAAAAAGGCAGGAATGGCCCGGTTGTTTTTGGCAGCCCCTGATCTGCGTGCTTGCGCGTGGATGATGAACAGCCACGCATTTCTGAAGATGTGCGAGGCGTATGAGCATGCGTGCCTGCGACGGGACGTCCTTCGATGCTCAGCCGAGAAAGATGACGAGGCCTTGTTTAGATCCGAGGCAGAGTGCAAGAGCCTGGAAGCTGCTGCAATCGCTTTCATTCGCAAGCAGCGGCAATTCTCCGGGCTTCGTTGAAAATGTCCTCAGGGAAGCAGCGCGACGACAAGCGACGCGACAAAAGTGACGGCGGCGAAAGTTGCTATCCATTCTATGACCTTGACGCGTTCGGCAATGCGCATCGCCTGTCTCCTTTGCTGCGTCCCTAACAGCAAACGCTCGGCAATGCCGGAATGTTGCGTCACGGCCACTCGAACACCGGCAGCTCGGCCACGAACTCCTTAACACCGGGCTGCGGCCGCTCGCCAGCGATGACCTTCAGCAGCTCAGCCGTGGAATAGGTCCATACCGCCGAACGCCAGGCGAAGAGGGCCTCGCCCTCGGCCGCGAACTGCGGGTTCGGATCGCCGCGATAGGTGATGGCGGTCTGGATGCCGTCATATTGCCGCTCGCGCGCCTTGGCATCGAGATGCGCCTGGATAGCGGCGGAATACTGCGCCTGCAGTGCCGCGCGCGCTTCCGCCGCCTTCTGCTCGGCCGTGACAACTTTCGACAGGTCAACCGTCCACATCGGCGGGCTCCTCTTCAGCAGGATCAGGGATCGACGGCTGCGGATCGGCCGGCAATGCAATCACCCCGTCGGGCGGGTCGACGAGTGGCGGAGGAAATGCAACGGCCTGAGAAGGGCCTGGGCCGTGCGGCAGGATGAGCGTCAGGTGAAGCTCGCCGGCGATCCGTTCAACGGGGCCGACAAGCCATTCACAAGGAACCTCGCCGGCCGGGATCGTGGCGCCGTCCGGCAAGGTCGAGAAGTCGAATGGCACACCGTTGATCGTGAAAACGTCGCCTGCCTTGGTGACCGTCAGGAGGTCATCGCGGCGTTGGGGAGAGAATTTGATTTGCATTAAAACCACCTTCCAAGGGCACCAAATCGGATCGTGTCGCTGGTGCGAGCGGCATAGGCGTAGGCCGCCCCCACCCACGAACCGAAAGCAGTTCTGGGGTTCACCCAGGCGTTAATTGTCGTCGTCACGTGACCGAACCCTACCGGCTGAATTCCGGTGAAAAGGACCGGCATCGGCGCACTCACGGCATTGGAATAAAAAACGTTGCCAGCAGCCTGGGTCATCGCGACGGGAAGTTCCGGTGACGTGCAAATCATGGTGCCGTCGGCAAATTTGACGTACTCCCCATTGGCATTGCTGCCCCGTTCAATGACGGCGCCGGCAGGAAAGCCCGCGGAGTTTGATACGGTCCCCACAACCGGTAGCTCAACAATCGTCCAGTCCGTCCAGCTTGTGCCGCCGTTGACGGTGTTCCTTCTGAAGACCTGGTTGTTGTCTCGGTAGAAATATTGAAACACGGCATTGGCGCTTCGCTGGAGAACCACGAGCGTGCCTGTCGTGGCTACCGAGGCGGCTCCGGCATAGGTGTTGGCCCAGTTCCCCGAGAGTGTGTAAACGCCGGCAACGGTGATCGTGTTGAGGTCGCCATCGACCAATCCGACATCACTGTTCGCAGGGGATCGAACGGATCCACCCCATACAGGACCAAGCTTCAGGAGTGCGTCGAGCACACCCGTCGACGAAAGCAGGTCCCGCCCCTTTGCCTTGATGTCCGCCAGCGCGCCCGAGTTTGCACCGGTGAAGTAGGCGAACTTGTCCGCCGCGGGGTCGAGCCCGGCCAACGCCGCGAGCGCCGCATTGTCGAGCCGCTGAATATAGGTCGAGAGCGCCTGGGCGTTTACGGTCTGCTGCTGCAGGTAGGCCGTGTCGCGAATGATCCAGTAGCCCTGCCCGGCCGCCGTGGTGCCGCGCCATGGCTTGGCCAGCGTCAGTTGCGTGTTGCTGTCGACGGAGAGGATCGGGACCGGGTTGCCGTTGCTGCTGTCGAGGCCGAACAGGCCGCCGGCGATCAGTGCCGTGGCCCAGGCGGTCCCGGAGCCGGTGACAACGGCGCTGCCGGCGGCCACGGAAACCGTGCCGGTTACATAGGGTATCGTCATGTCAGGAGTTCCTAAGCTGGGATGCCGAGAATGTAGTAGCGGATGCCGAGCACGTTATCGGCGCCGTCCGTGCGCCACGTGCCGGGGTCGTCTGCATCGTTGTAGTAATCGCCGGGCTGGCCGCGATTGGTGACAAACGTTGCACTTGTCTGTGTGAGCCGGCAATGCGAGCTATCACCGCACTCAAAATTGCTGTTGCTCGAATAGACGCGTTGGCGCACCGATGGGAGCTTGATAGCTTCTTGCCAGCTCCCAAAATTCTGCTCTGAGCCGCCACCGTGCTTGGTCATATATTTGACCATCGGAAACATTCCGGCCGCGTCGAAATTGATCATCGTTTCGAGCGGGCTTCCTACCGCTACATTGAAATAACCTTCCGCGATGATCTGAACGCACGGCCACCGGGTATCTATGACGATATCGGCCCATGACGGTGGGTTGGCTGAGCCTGGACGCAAGAACTGCACGACGTCCTGACCGCCCTCGGTGAACTCCCGAAGCACGCGGTTGCTGCCGCTTGTCGGACTATCTCCCGCATCGAGGTAGAGCATAAATCGGGCACGCATTGCTCCGGACGCGTTGAAATAGATACGTGAACCGCTGAACCAATAGTCAGCCCCTACGCCGTCCCCCAAGTTGGGCGTCCAAGGATAGTAGATTGTTGATCCCGTGTAGAAATGAACGTCGAGAGCGATGGTGTTGGGCAACGTGATGCCGGTTTCATAGAACGACTCTCCCGCAGGGATCGCGATGTCCGCAGCCGCTATAACCTTGACTGGAACGCGTCGGCTGTCGAAGGCGACTTGCCACTCGGTCGCCGTTTCTGCGTTGTAGCCCGGCTTAGCGATCACCATTTTGTCCGAGCGGATGATAATGTTCTTTGCGCCGTTCGGTGCCAATGCGGGAGCCTCGAATGAAGGATCCTCATTGCCGGGGAGGTTCCAGACTATCAGCCGTTTGTCTCTCGACTGAAAACGGTTGTAGGCGTCGTCGAGTGTGGACGTGGTGATGTGAGCAAACGTACCGTAGGGAAACGATCCATACTGACTGACAACGCCGCTGAAGTTCTTCACCCAAGGCTCTTGAGCCCAGTTGCCCATGAAGAAATAGCCACCCTGATCATTGTAGTATTTGCCCGAATAGCGGCGCTGGATGCGTTGTTGATTGAACCGCCCCGTGTTCGTCCGCGTGGCTTTCACGTCGAATAGGGGCATATTGTATTTCATCTTCGGGAACGCGGAGTTCCTGAAGAACCACCATGCTTCCCCTCCGCCTTGACCAAGCGCCTTTTGGTAGTTGCTCGAATTCGACCCGGCGGGAAAATACTGGTACGTGCTCCCGCTGAAGCCCGAATTGATAACCTCGATGTGCGCAATCGAAGCGTTCAGAGCGTATTTTGAGTTGTAGAGAAACTTCGAGCGCTGACTGTCGGGCGTGGTGCGCGGGTCGTCAGCATCATTTTTCATGATTTTGACGCACCCTGCACCCGTACTGTCACGGCCAATCATTGTCCGCGTCATCAGCTAAGGATCTCGATCGTGCCGCTGTCGAGATCGATCTTCATTTTGCCATTACGAGATCGCAGCCGGCCGGCGTCGGCCGTGCCGATGTCGGCAATGGCGAGCCTCATAGCGCCATCCTTGAAGACTAGCGGACTCCGTGCCGGCACCGCACTGGTGGCTGCTGGGACAAAAGGCGCACTGATGAGCGCCAGTAGAAAAGACCTGCGTTTCATGATTGGACCCTCTTTTTAGCTAAAGATTTCGATCGTGCCGTTATTGAGGTCGATCTTCATTTTGCCGTTCAACGACTGAAGAAGACCTGCGTTGACCGTCCCGATATTGGCGATCGCCAGCTTCAGTTCGCCGTTCTCGAAGACCATCGGGTAATGGCGGCTGTTGCCCGAGGTGACGGCGAACAGATCGGCCTGCACCGCCACGCGCGATTTCTGCACACCGCCCTCGGTGTAGATTTCGACGAAGAAGCCGGAGACCTTGAAGCTCTGGCTGGTCCCAGCCCGCAGCAACACCGAGAAACGGGCATCAACACCGGTCGGCGCCGCGACCGCTTCGAACTTCACAAGGCCCTGCGCGAACCGCCCGTTGAAATCGGCACTGACGCCGGAGATGCTGGTCGCGAGCGCGCTGTCGCCATTGGCACGCGCCGTCTCCTCCTGGATGATGCGCGCCAGATTGCCGTCGACCTCGGCGTCGAGCGAAGTAATCGAGCTGGCGAGGGCGCTATCGGCGCTCGCCCGCACGGTCTCCTCATTAATCAGTCGGGCGTTCGTGGTGCCGAGACTCGCCTGCAGGTATGTCAGCAGTTGCGCCGTCGCCTCGTTCTCCGAAACGCGTACCCGGCGCTCCTCGATGATCTGCGCCAGCGCGTCGCCTATGGTGGCAACGATCTGCTGGCGCTCGATTTGACCGACGGCACCTTCGAGCGAGAACGCATCCAGCAGCTCGACCAGGCGCGGCCGGAAGAACTCGTCCATCTCCTGCTGCAGTTCCTTGAAGCGGTTCGCAACGTCCTGGCCTGCTTGCGCCAGTTCTTCGACAAAGACGTCTGTGAGCAGGACGTTGGGCGTGGTGACGTTCAGCCAGTTTGACCACAGCGTTTCGCGTTCCGAACGCGGGATATAGCGACCCCGCACCCCGTAGGTGACGTTCGCGACCAAGCCTTGGGAGATCAGCAACGAACCTTCGCTGGGCTGATCAGTGCGGCCCGAGTAGACGGTTTCGAGAGAGGTCGCGTTGCGAACCTCGAATTCAACGCCGATGACATCGATGACACGCTCTTCCGATCCATCCCACGACAGCCGGATGGCCGGCCGACGCGAAACGCCATTGTTGTCCTTCACGGCGTCGGGTTCAGCAAACCAATCGACGATCGGCTGCGGTGCAACTCGGATCGGGCCAACCGCGCCGTCAACGGGAGGGTGAAAGTCGGCGGCGCTGTCCCAGTCATAGTCCGCCGGGTCGACTTCGGTGATGTCAATCATCACGTCGAGGTTGGCGCGGTCGACGACACCGTCGATCCGCATCAGCTTGTCGACATACCCGTTGCGGTCCGAGTTCCACACGAAGATGGCGCCGGGAACCGCATAGGCCCAGAAGCGCGGCGGCAGGACAAGCGTATGACGACGGAAGCGGCGCGCCTCCTCGAGCGCCGATTTCATCAGGCGCTGGACCTGCTCCGGATACGGCACGAAGTCGAGCGGCACATCGGCCATTAGTCGCCGGTTGCCGTCGAGCGCCTCCAGGTCGGAGCGATAGAGAGGCGGGGCGGTGACAACGGCCCAATTGTCTTTCGGCGACGGATAGGTGGCGGAGATACCATTGATGGTGTCCGCGAGGCCCACGAACGGCGTAAATTCCTGCTCTTCCGTGGACAGGATATCGCCGTCATTGAATCCGATCGACGCCAGGTCGGGAGCGCCGAGATGCATGCGGTAGACGCCGCCGACTTCGGATATGCGCCCTTGGCAAGCCGACAGCAGCGCCTCGATCGCTGCCGACAACGGAGCGTCAATCTGGATTTCGCCGGCGGAGCGATAGGTCGGCTCAAGCCCGCTCGCGCCCATGATGGTTTGGCGGCACTTGTTGATCTGCGCTATCCAATCGGCGGCCGGCAGCCGCGCGGCGGCGAGGTTCTGCAAGCCATAGAACCACTTGCCATTGTATTTCAGGCCGCGAAGCAGGTTGTAGGCCTGCACTGCCGGCAGATAGTCGCCATCGCCGCCCCAGGTCGCCGGATTGTCGTAACGCTGCGTGCCCGACCCGCCGACGCTCGAATCCTTGGAAGGATCGTAGAGCTTCAGGCCGTCGACAACGAACCGGAACGACGGGAAGCCGTTGAACATATTGTCGATGCAGCGGGAATGAACGACGACATAGGCAACGCCGCGGCCGATGCGTGTTGCGTCCCATGGACGTTCAGACGTGGCAGCCCTCGTGACAAGAGCTTCGTCGGCAACCGTCTGCGTGCCATCGTAGAACTTGATGTAGAGGTTCGGGCCGCGCTTGACGTATTCAGGAACCGAGTAGCCGAAGATGTCGTCCGCGCCTGAGGGTGCATAGGTGACCTTCTCGCCGTCGACCCATACCTCGAGGAGGCCTTTCACCGGCAGATCGGAAAGAGCGATTACCTGCGTCAGCCAGCTGTTGGGCGTGTCGCCGGATTTACCCCACGCATTTGCCCAGACCAGCGAGCCGGCCGTCGCGTACTTGCCGAGAATGAAGGAGCGCGGCAAATCACCTCCGCCCTGCAGCTCGCCATTCAGAGCGAAGTTCTGCTCTTTCGGCTTGCCGGCCAAGGCTTGTGCGGCGAGACTTAGACCAACGCCGACGGCCGTTTTCAGTGCGAACGCGCCGAGCGTCCCGAGCGATCCAATCCAGGCGCTGACCGCCGTGACGGCCGCACCGATCGCAGTAAAGAGCGGCATGCTAGATTTCCTTGCTGAAAACCGTCTCGCACGGCGTGTAGCCGCTGCGGCGGTAGAGACGTGTCATCGCGGGGTGGCGCAGCGCGTGCTGCGCTGAGAGTTTGATCCGTGCGCAGTCAGCGGCTTTCGCCCAGGCCTCGAAGGCAGAGAGCAAGTCGCACCAGGTGGAGCCACGTCGACCGGGCTCAATCCAGACCAGTTGCTCCTCGGCGTAGCGAAAGCCGACAAAGCTCTCGGCATGGCTGGCAATCAACACGCCGGCAGCAGGATCGCCGACCACGAGGCAGACCGACTTCTCGCCGAGGATCGCCGCCTTGACGAACTGCTCGAAGCGCGCCGCATCGAACCGAAAGTCGAAACCGCCCGCAGCATGAAAATTCTTGAGCAAGGTCAGGATGCGCGGCACATCCGACGCAATAGCCTGGCGGACATCGCTCATCAGAAAATGCCGAGAAACTTCTTGCGCTTCTTCTGCGTCGGTACGCTGCCCTGTTTCGACCCCCAGAATATCTTCCAGCTCGTCGTCGTTGCGGCATCCCGATAGAAGTTGTCGTTCGTGGCTCGCAGGATCTGCGTCTCGTGGCTCCTCGTCTCGGTGTTGGCCCGGAACATCTCCTGCGTGTGGCTGGCGCACGTCATGGTGACCGCGCCGTCCTCATTCTCCGACGGCGTGCGGATATCGATCTTGTCGACGAAGCCGACGAAGCGACACTCCGCTGGTGCCACCATCTTCCGCGTGTCCGGATTGAAGAGGCCGCGGTAGATCTCCACCCGCGCCTGCCGGCAGTCGTATTCCCTAACCAGCTGCTGCACGTGATCGTGGATCTGCGATAGGCGGATGTTGACCGTCTGCGCCGATAGATTCGAGACGAGCGGGATGTCGTCGATCGCGACCAGCGTCCCGGCGCCGAACCAGTTGCGCGTGACCGTGGCCCCCGTGTCCGGATCGATAACCGAGGCGGAGACGTTGCCCACGTCCGACCACATGCCGTCCGGCACAGGCACGCCCGTGGAGCGATTACGAGCTACGATCCAGAGGAAGTCTCGCGCCACAAGAACGCGCGCCTCCAGCGCCGCCTGGTTGGCGGCTGAGATATTGCGGGGCATGGTGAATACCTATCGGGCTTCGATCGCGGAAAAGCTCACCGAGCCGCGCCCGGTGGCCACGTCGGCGTCTGTGTTGATGCTGCCGGGAACGACGGTCATGTAGCAGTGCGGGCGAACCACGCTAACGGCCGTGCCGGTGACAGTGCCGGGCCAGAGATGCGGACGCACCTCGAAGATCGGCGTCAGACCGGCCCCGTCGGCGGTGACATCCTCCTGCACGCGGTACAGGTCTCGGCTGCCGATCCGGATCATATCGCCGGTCTTGAAGCGAAAGCCCGGTGCAAGCGCTGAGACCCGCACCGATTTGTTGTTCGCTCCGATCGTGTGAAGGTTCGCATTCGATCCAGTAAACGAGCCGGCCGGCCAGCTTCCCTTTGGGTAGGAGGTCGGATAGCAGCGAGACAGCGAATAGCCGAGGAACTGCTGAATTCCTCCGTCGAGCGAATCCAGAATTGCCCGCCACCGGTCGAGCTCGTTGGGGCGCATCGTCCCCGACTGATAATCGGCTTGCCAGAGCGGCGAGCCCAGGTCCTTGACGATCGTGCGGCCGGACGCCTGTCGCGATTGCTCCTGTCGAAACAGAAGCTCGAACCGAGGGGACCAGCCGGGGAAGCTGGCAAGGATGTCACGCGGAAATGTAATGGCCATCAGACACCCTTCACCCCACGGCTCCGCGCATTGCGAATTGCGGCTACCGTCTTGGATTCGAACTCGGCTCGATCGCGTGCCATCACCTGTTCGAGGCGTGCGACGGCCGCGGCATCGGCCCCCCTCGCGTCAATCTGCGGAGCGTAAGTGACGTTCACGCCTTCACTGCCAACCTTCGCGCCCTTTGGCAAAACGATCTCGCCCTTCTCCAGGATCGCCGGGACCTCGCTTGGGCCGAGGCCAACGCCCATCGAGCCATTGTGGAAGCGGGGAGCTCCGCGGAAAGTGGACGCGGGAACAGCACGGCGATGACCGTAACCGTCGCGCCCAGCCTTGCCGCCGTCATGGAGGATGCCGGGGATGATCGCACCGCCGAGGAGACCACCGGAGCGCGGGGTTCCGGTGCTGCTACCGAACAAACCGTCAAATGCCGAATTCAGTAGCCGATCGGCCAACCGACTTAGAGCATTGGCGAGTGCTTCCGCCTTGTTCTCGCCGTTGAGAAGATCGAAGGCGAGGCCTTGCAGCACGTCTCGACTGACGTCAGCCAGTTCCTCCATTGCCTCTTGGCTCGCCCTGATGGCGTCCCGCTCGGCGTACATGATTTCGACTAGGCTCTCGATCTGGGCCTTCTGATCCGGCGTGGCCGCCGCACCGGCGCGGCGCAGCGCATTCGCCTTCTCGCGCTCGAGGTTCGTCGCTCCGATCAAGCCTTGTTCGAACTCAAGCTGCGCGATGAGATCGACAACAGCCTTCTTTTCCCGCTCGGCCTCGCGAATGGCAGCGGAACGGCCGCTGCCTCGGGATCGGCGGATTTCTCCCGGGAGTCCGTCAAGCTCAATCAGCGGCCGTCTTTCCGGAACTGGTCCATCCATGGGAAGATCCGGATCAGGGGATGATCCTTGTAGGGCTCCTTCCGGATTACCGATCAGGTTCGCTCCACGCCATGTACGCGGGTCGTTCATCCGAGCCTGAGCTTGTGCAAGTGCCTCGTTGACCTGCTGGACACTGCTGGATGTTCTGAGCGCCGCCGCTGACACCTGGTCGAACATTTCTTTGAAGTCCGACAGCGTGGGAACGCCTTTGCTTTGGATTGCCGCCGCAAGCGCATCCTGAACGGCGTTGACGTCAGCGACCTTCACACTTCCGTCGTTCGCGGCGCTTGCAAACTCATTGAACGCACGTTGCAGGGAAAGGATAGTGTCGGTTTCTTCGCCAGACGCTCGGAGCTGAGCTAAGAGGTCAGCGATTGCGATATTCGCGTCTTCTATCTGCGACCGGGTGTCCGCCAAGGTGCGGTCATTTACGATCTGAGCCCCTTCGTTCAGCTCCGCCGCCTTCCGAGCTCTTTCCAGTTCATCTGCATATTCTCGCAGTGCCGGAACGGCATCGCCCCATTCCTCTGCAAGTTTTTGGATAAGCTGAGCCTGCTGCTGGAGGGCCTTTTCGGATTTATCGCTTTCCGAGAGGAGGCTGGCGAAGTATTGGACCGCCGTTCCGCCTAAACCTATAAAGGCCAATGCCACGAGGTTGACTGGGCTAAGAATGGATGCCGCAGCACCACCGATCGCAGAAAGAGTACCCCTCAATCCCACTGCTCCCAGGTTCATCTGCGAAATCTGCTGAACGCCAACAAGCCAGGGCGATTGTCCACCAGCGAGCTGTACGCTGATATCCTGCAGCTGAGCCGCCATGTTTGACGTGTGCTGAGAGGAAGCGCGCATCGCGTTCTGGAACCGCTTCGCCCCTTGCTCCGCTGTCGTGAATGCGCGGTTGCTGTTCGCCGCGATCTTGTCGAATGCTCCAGCGGACGAACCGCCCATGGCAGCGAACGCCGCTTCAATAGCCTTGGTATTCGCTTGCGTTTGCCCCACAAGCGACTTTAACTGGCGCTGAATTTGACGGGTATCGGCGCTGATGCTTAACACGAGCTGTTCGTCGTCAGTTGCCATGGAGGGGTCCTATGGAAGGTTGGTTGAAGGCGCTGATCGCAGCGGCTTGCGTCGTCGTTGTTGCTGGCGGTGGCTATTTTGGGTGGAAAGAGTACCGTACCGCGCAAGTGCAAGCTGCTGCTCAAGCGCAGGCCGACAAGGTAGCCGCCGAGCGTCTGCGGCTGGAAAGGATCACTCCTGAGGCTTGTATTCGGATGGCCCAGGAAACCCTCCCAGAGAAAATCGGAGATCCTCCAAAGACCTCCGTTCATCTCAAGGCACTAAATGAATGCGATGATCTGGGAAGGCTAGATTCCGGTTGGCGGCATCAGCTCGATCGCTCCGGAATATTCTAGCCTCTAGCCTCCAGCCACTCCCAGAGATCGTCCTTCTCGCTCTCGGTCAGCTTCCTGTTGCCTTCCGGATCGTTGCACAAGGCATCCAGCGCGGCGAGGTACTCGAACACCGATAGGCTCATCACCTCTTGCGGCGACAGGCTCATCGCTATGCCGTTTCCGATGATGGCGGCAAAGCGGATTTTCCCGTTCGGGAGCGGGTCTTCTGCTTTACCGCCGCGGATTTTTTTCCGACTTCTTCCTCCGGAGCGCCGACGACACCGGCACCAAGGACCTGCTGAGCGATCGCGAGGTTTTCGACAGGCGGCCGACCCTCGACTTCATTCTCGACGAGCTTGAGGGCGTCGCCCTGAGGCATGCCGCCGCCGATCAGCCCCCACTTGATGACCTCGGAGATATCCTGAAGCCGCCAGCGGCCGGACACGAGCCGGTCGAGCACCACGTAAGGCCCGGCATCGCAGGCCTCCTGGATCTTCATCAGTTCGCGCCAGGCGAGCTTGAAGATGGTTCGCTGCCCATTGAAGGGCAGCTCACAGGATCCGTCTCTGCTCATTACGGAGCCGCCGGGGTGACCACACGGGTCATTTTGCCGTCGCTCTGCAGGGACACGTTGCCGGTAACGCGACGGCCGTCTTGAGCGCCGGCTTCGAAGCTCTCGACGTGCGCCTTGCCGGTCCAGGTGATGGTCTTGGTGGGGAACTCCCATTCAACCTTCACCGGTACGGATTCGACGTCCTCGGCCGCATCCAGCCAAGTCTCGACGCTCTCCTCGGACAGCACGCCCTCGCCACCGATGGACATCGAGAGGGACACGGCATCGCGGCCTACCCAGTTCACTGCGTCGGGATCTAGGCAATCGGGAAGGTTGACCTCTTCGAGACCCTTGTTGATGGTCACGTTGCGCTGGTTGAAGCCGCAGGGGGCGGTGTAAACGATTGGGACAGCATCATTGCCGAGCATCACTCGGACCTTGCCCCCGCGGATTGTAGTCGGCTCGGCCATGGGTTTCTCCTATTGGCTGTTAGGCTGTTCCGCGAAGGCTTCGAAGCTCAACACGGCATGGGATGAACCGTCAGGATCGCGGATGAACCGCGTCTGGCGGTGGCGGAAATAGACGAGAGCATTGGCCGGCAGCGTCAGCTCGGGGTCGAGCAACGCTCTTCGAACCGTATCGCTGATCTGCTTGGCCTCGGGGAAACCGACGGCGCGTGACCAAACGTCAACGTCGAGCGCGATCTCGAACCCGGTGACGCAATCGACGTCATCGCTGGTCTCATCACCTTCACCTACGGTCACGTAGGGAAAAGCTGCATCCGGCGGCACGCTGTCATAGACGCGTTGACCGATCAGCGCCGTGACGGCAGCCGTCGCCTTGAGGCGCGAGACGATCGCGACCTGAAGCTCGTACGATGGAGAAGCCATTACTTGCTCTTGACCTTCTTGACGGCCTTGCGAACGGCCGCCGCCATCTTGCGGCGGATTTTTGGCCGCTCCTGGCGGTATGTCGGGAAGATGTGCGGGTGCTTCGTTGCGCCCGGGTGTTTCACCTGCTTCGTGTAGGTCACACGGCCGTCGGCACCGCGAATGACCAAATACTCTCCGGTCTTCGGCTCGATGACGTGCTGCCGGGTTCCGAATTCAATGAACCGCCAGCGCCAGTCAGCGAAGACGCCGGTCGCATTTGGGTCCTTGGTCTCGTTTTTGAGGCCTCGCCCGAGCGCGCGTTCCTTTGGTCGGTTCGCCAGCTTGTCGCCTTCTATGCTTCCCCGGTACCGGCCCGAGCCTGGTGCACGGTTCCGGATCTTGCCGGCGAGCGATTTCGCAGCGTCGAGCTGCTCTTTCGCCAACTCCTTTTCGGCCTCCGGAACCACATCGCGCAGCAGCCGCATGAGCTTCTCCCGGCCGAGGATCTTGCTTTTGACTTTCATCAGGGAGCCACGCCGCTGCGCACCTGGATGTAAACCCAGTAGCGATCTGAAACCGCATCAACGATGTTGATGGCGTAGACCGTGCCGGTTCGGAGGTCGCGCATTTGCCAGTCTGAGCCAATCTGGCGCGATTGTGCGTCCGAGCGCACGTAGACGCCGAGAATGTTCTGCCCTTCAAGGCGAGCCGCTATGACGGTTTCCGAGCCTCCGCGATGGCGGAACTCCGCCCACCGCTTGAACTTTTCCTGAAACACGCCTCGCTTGTTCCCGGCGCCATCGTCGACCGTCTCACGCTCGTCGAACGCGACACGGTGCTGGAGGCGGCCGGCTGTCGGCTTACTCGCTGCCACCGGTCGCCCTCCCGGCGGGCTCGATCTCCTCCGCCTTGCCGGCGGCGATGGCCTTTTCGGCGCAATCGCGCTTCACCGTCAGTTCCATTCCGGCCTTGTAGCCGATCGTGCACTGTCTGGTGGGCTTGTAGTCATAGTCAGCGGTGAAGCGTACGCGGGCCATGGTGACCTCCTTCATGCAAGTGCGGGATCGCGGAGCCGATAGAGCAGCGCGACGACGGGGCTTTTCGGGTCGCCGGTACCGAGCCCCACGAGCATGGCGCCGGTGTCGGCCTCGTCGAGCAGGCTTTGAATGACGATGAGGATGGCAGCCGAGACTTGGCCGGGGACGGTTGATTCGGTCCAACCGTGATCCGGCTTCTTGAGGTAATCGATCACCGCGGCCTCGGCCTGCTTGATCTTCAAATTGATGTCCGGGATGCGCTCGTCGTTCTCGACCAGATCGAGGCGCAGGGCGAGGTTCACTTGCTCCAGTGTGACGAGGGCCACGTCAGGCCTCCTTTGGCGTTGGAACGCCGACGCGCACTGGCTGGGCTGCCGGCGCCTCCTTAACGGTTCCGTTCTTGCCGTCGCGGCCGCGTTTGACCGACAGGCGCCAGTCGTCGCCGGCGTCGGGCTTTGCGCTGGTGTCCTTCTGAGCAATCCAGAAGCTGCCGCCCCAGGTGACGCCGTCACCAGCCTTGTATTCGCTGCCATCACGATAGACGCCGCGGTCGATCACTACCGGCATGGTGAAGGCGAATTCCTTGACGCGTTCGCCCTGTGTGAATTTCAGGGTGATCGTCTTTTCGCCGTCATAGGCGACGTCAAGGTCATCGAAGCCGAGACCATCGTTACCAGGATCTCCATCCTCGCCCACGACTGGGCCGATGCTCTTCGTAGAACCGTCCGACATGGTGAGGACGAGGGAGCCGGTGCGATCGATGAGCGCGCCCGCCACGCTGACCGGTGCCGGCCGGCCCTCGGCTTCTGCCAGACGCTTCTCCAGCTCGGCGATCCGAGCCGCCATAGGGTCAAGTTGCGCCTTGACGATCGCGGCCAGTTCGAGGCCAAAAGCCTTAGCGTCAATCATGCCGCGATGCCTTTCTGAAATGATAGCGCCACCTCGGCGACGAACGCGCGCTGCTCCACTTCCTGTCGCTTCGCTTCTTCGTCGGGCGAAGGGGTGGGGACGGGGTCAGGCGCCGGTGCCGGCGTCGGATTGTTGGCCTGTTGGATCAGCAGCTTGTCGCGTGCAGCGATGGCCTCGATCGAGTGATCCTGCTGCTGCAGGTAGATCGTAGCGCCGCCGTTGACGCCCTTGAGGTCGAGCCGCTTCCGGCGCTCGTCGAGTGTCATGACGCTCTTGGCCCTCTCCAGAACCTCCATCTGCGTCACGCTGTCCATGCGGAGCAGATTATCGGTGTCCAGTTCGGTGCCGATGCCCTCTCTCATCTCCAAGCCTTCATCAAGGCAAAGCTCGATCGCCTCGATCAGCACCTGCAGGCACTGCGAGTAATATTCGATGTTCAGGCTTTGGATGTTGTTGAGAGCGGGAGCGGGAGCTACGCCGATCTTGTAAGGTGGGACATGATAGGTGGAGCAGATGACCTCGGCAGACCACTTCAGCTGCTCGATGAGCTGCGAGTCCGTCGCCTTCGCCCTCATGGCCTCATACTTCAGGCCATCGCCGAGCACCGCGACCTTACCGGAGTTCTTGCCCGAGAAATTGGTGTCCCAATATTCCTTGAGGCGGGCCGCAGTTTCGTCAGTGATGGCACCTGGTGCCGTAAGCGCGCCGCCAGGCCTTGCGCCGTTCTGGAAGAACAAGGTGCTGTCGTTTTGAACCGCCAGACCCTGCATCGCGGCAAGGCCGCCGGCGAAGATCGGAGAGAGGCCTACCAGCGGATGGAAGAAGCAATTGAACCGGTCGTGGATGATTTCGGAAGCCGGGACGGTAACGCCTTGTGGCAGCCCGACGAGATTGTCGGCATTGAGCTGGTAGAACACATCTCCGCTATCGGAAACCAGCGGGGTCACAAGGTTCGGGTCGAGCACGTACAGCTTGGCGACCACGCCGCGGGCGTCGCGCTGCTTCAGCACATAGGTGTTGCCGCGCTGCAGCTTGGACAGAACCCAGCTCTCCATGAACTGGATTCTGTTCTGGTAATGGTTCGGCTTGCGCAGGACGGGCGAATAAGCCGGATTGCTCGTCTCGCTCCAGATCCCGTCACGGTCCTTCGCCACCAGCTTAATGGGCAGCTTGGCAATGTCGGAAGCGATCAGTGTCCGGCAGGCGAAGTCGGCATGATTGGACAGAACGGAGTCATAGCGGACTTCGACGTTCTGCTGCCATGCACCTGGATAGCTTTCGAGGATAGGCCACCATCCGCGGCCGCTCTGCGCGACAGGCGACAGCGCCTTCTCAACCGACTTTACGCGGGAGATATTGAACCCGAAAAGGCGCATCAGTTGGCGTCCTTTGCCTCTGCGATCTTCGATCGGAGTGTTTCTGCATCCCAGCCGTTGAAAGGCCGCTTGCCAGAAACTTCCTGATATTCCTTGCGGAGAGCCGGAAGATCGTGACCACCGGCATCCGGTTGCGCAGTCTTCGCCTTATTGACCGCGATCAGTACGCGGGCATTGCGGTCCGACGCTTCGAACACCTCGCCGGGAAGGAGGCGGCGCGTTCCATAAGTCAGATGGCGGCAAGCAATCAGCTTCATCATTCATCTCCACAGGAATGAGGAGGCGGAGTTAGAAAACCCCGCCTCCGTCTCGATTAGGGAGTGACCACTGGTGTGCCGTAGTCGGCATCGCCGATGTAGGCGACCGCAGATGCACGCCGTTTGGCGAAGTTCAGCGGGCGCACGACCTTGATTGCGACCGAGTCCGTCTGGAACATCGACACGACGCTGGTGTTCGCCGTCGGTGTGTCGCTGGCACCGTTCGGAGCGTCATCCATCTGGATGGCCGCCTCGGTGGAAAGAGACACCTCAACGCCGCGATCGCCGATCTTGTAGATGTCGGACGGCTTCAGCAGGATGAAGTCGCCAGCAGCCACGTTGCCACCGGCAACCAGCGTATCGCCGAGGAGCGCGCCGCCGTTCGCCGACAGGCCGGGGAATGCGAAGTTGCCCATAACGTTCTGCATCAGCCCAAGCGCCTTCGACAGCGACTGCGTGGTGACGAACTGAAGGCCGTCGGCATTGTTCGCCGCGATGAAGCCTGCATAGAGCGCCTTCACGTCCGCAATGACGCCTTCGATATCCGGGCCGGCGCTGGTGCCGGCCACAATGCCGTTCAAGATGCCAGCCGGGGATACGTTCGCAACCGCCGCACCCGCTCCGAGGAACGTCTGGTCGACGCGCTGGGCCGACGCCTCGACCAGAGCATCGCGAACGAGCTTTTCAGCCGATGGCGAGGAGTCCCGGAGAAGCTCCTTCGAAACCACGGCCAAAGCGGCGACCTTGAGCGGGGTCAGGTTCACGTCCATGAAGTCAGCTTTGCTGACGGGAATGGACTTGGACTGGCCAACCCAGTAGCCGGTAGCAGCGCCGTCCTGGCCGGCGATATTGACGTTTGCAGGCACCTCGCGCAGCGGCAGCTTGTCGAACACGGTGCGGCTATACAGGTATTCGATGAAGTCGCCCGTGTAGCGATCGATGTGAACGAGCTCTGCACCCCACTCGCCCGGCTCCGTACCGCCACCAGCGACAGCAGCCTTGATGGTTTCGACGAGCTGCGGATTGCTCCGGCCCCAACGCTTGTGGGCTACGCCGACGGCCGACATGTCGTCGATGCGTGCCAGGGTCTTGGCGATCACCATGCGGGTGTAGTTCTGACCCTCGAAGGCCTCGTCCTTTTCACCCTTGATGACAACCGGGGCCCCCGTGCGCGCGGCGGCGCCGGCGGCAGCGGTCTTGATCTGGCCGGTTACGAGCGGGCGGGCGGTCAAGGCCTGAGCCTTTTCGAGAGCGCGGAGACGCTTCAGGTCGCCGTCGATCGCGTCGAGCTCCTGCTCGAGGGAGTCGAACTCCTCCTGCTCGGCCTGATCGGTCGAACGGCCTTCGTCCATGGACTTCTGCATGACTTCGGCCATGCGTGCGGCCTTCGCCTGCCGAGAGGCTTCCAGCGCCGCGATCTGTTCAGCAATGGTCTTCATAGCTGGGTTTTCCTTGATCTTGAGATTGACTGAGTGCTTGGTTTTTCCCGCAGCGCCGGGAGCGACAGGCCGATCACCCGCCTTCGGCTCCTTGCCAGACGCGGCGAGCAGAGGGCGGTCGATCGACTTGATGGTGGAGATCACCGCATCGGCATTGGCCGGTACGGAGACGAGAGAGAGTTCGAGCACTTCGGTTTTGAGGTAGCGGACGCCGCCGCCATCCATCCATGCGTGCTCGAGCGAGCGAAATCCAATTGAGACGGCACGAACGAGGCCGGCTTTCAGTTCGCCCCAAGCGGTTTCGATCCGGTCACGCAGTGGGCCGGCCTCCTCAATGTTCGGGAGCCGCGCCTCGAAAGTGACACCGTCCTTGGTCGGGCTGTCGAAGGTGACCGTGCCGACTGGCTTGGTGTGGTCGTGCTGATGCAGCAGTGGCATCGGGTTCTTGAACTGGATGCCTAGGGGTTCAACGATGTCATCAACCCGGTCAGGATTGGGTGTCGTGGCGATGCCACGGATAACGCGCTGCTCTTCCTCGACCGCTTTCACGGTCAGGACCGAATACATCCTGTTCATGTCGTGGTTTCCTTATCTGCCGACGACCAGCATCTGATATTGCGGCTTCCGCTTCGGCTCCGGGTTCCGGCTCATCACGGTGACCGCGTTGAAAAGCGCCATGGCGACGTCGATCTTCGCATCGCCTGCGTTCTGCTTGGTGGCTCTGATGGCCGTTGCTGTCGGTTCAATCTTCAGGTTGCCGACGCACCACTGCATGAGGCCTGAGCCGGAGTGAAGCAGCGTGCCGTTCGCGAGCTTCCGCTCCGAAGTCTTGATGGCGTTCATCAGCTGGAAGCCCTGGGGCACGCCGATCAGCATTCCCTCTTCCTGCGTGATGCCTATCTCATCCAGGGCCTCGACCATTTCACCCAGCCCAGCCGGGTCCACGGCGACACAGGCGAGCAATTCCGCATCCTTGACCTGGGCAATAATCGAGACGATCTCGGAGATGTCCTCCAACTCGTCGTCGACGGTTGTCAGTTCGCGAGCTGCCGCAAAGTCTTGAAGCTTGCTCGCAATCGACTTGCGCCGCTGCAGCACGCCCCTATGGCACCAGGCATGACACCAGACGAGCCAATCCCTCGTCTTCTTGTGGCGGCCGACCAGCACCAGGCCGAACAAGTCATCGAGGCCGCCGCCGTCTAGACCTGGCACAATCACGTCGCAGTTCTCGATGAGGTACTCGACGGTGATCTTTCCATCAGCTCGGCCGTCCCAGAGATCCGCTCCGGGCCACCGGTTGGACCGGAGGTTCATGCCGATCTCAACGTTCAGATGCTTGGCAAGGAAGGTGGCGAGCGTCGTGCGATCGCCCGAGAGTTCCTTCGTCATCTCGTCTTGCAGCCATTCCTGGCTGACCGACCGCCCGAGATTGGGATTCGTGACGTAGAAGTTCGACGAGTCCTCGTAGGCCTTCGCCTTGATCATCTCCGGCGGAAACTCATAGATGATCGGCAGGAATTTGCGGTTCTCGATCTGCCCGTCGCGCACCGCGCGAGCATAGTCGAGCTTCGCCTTGAACACGCCGGCCGGCGGCTCGTCACTCTGGGTGGACAGGGTGATGACGAAACCTTCCGGCCGAGAAACGAGGCCGCCTGTCGCTTCTCGCAGCATCGCGTCCGCGTTCGGTCGCTTGCCGAACACCCACAGCTCGTCGATCAGGATCCGGCCGGCCTTCTTGCCTGACACCGTGTCCGTATCCGCCGCGACGACCTTGAGCGCGGCATCCGTGCCCAGGTGCTTGATCGTCCGCAGATGGTCCTGCACGACGAGCAGACCGCCCTCGTCGGCGTTTGCATCAAGCTCCGGGTCTGCTCTGACCATAGCCGCAGCCGGCTTATAGCTGTTCTGCGCTACCTCGATCGTCGGCGCGAGGATCAGCAGCTCCTCGTTGTGCCGCCAGTTGATGATCAGCGCCGTCAGCATAATGGCGGCGGCAATCGTGGATTTCGTGTTCTTCTTGCTGATCAGCAGAAAGAACTCGGTGATCAGCTGCTTTCCGGTCTCTGCGTCGTAGGCGCCGAAGATGGCCGACACGAAATCGAACACCCACTGGTCGCTCACCTCGCCAAAGGTCGGCTGGCCTGGCAGATCGGTCACCTTCAGCGCCTTGAAGACGCTAAGCGCGTATTCGGCCTCGCTTGGGAAAAGCGGCCGGAACGGGATCAACGACCGCTGCGAGACAATCCGCTTCTCCCAGTCAAGGCAAGCGGTAGTCCAATGCAAGGTCATTTGTTGTCGACCACCAGCTTAGGACCGGGACGGGGAGCGAACTTCCCGCCACCGGAGGCAGCCGCCGCGGCCGCATCCTTCCGAGCAGCCTTCTTGCCGACCGGCGCCGCGGCTTCAGACAGGGTTTTCAGCGTGGCGCTGATATCCTTCAGCGTCTTGGCCCGCTCTCCCAATGAGATCGCCCGAAGCAAGGACTGGCGCCTGCGAGAATCGCTTTCCTCGGCGCAGATCATGTCCTCGAGCTCTCCGTGCAGCGAGGTCACCGCGTCCAGTTCGTCCATCATGCGGCCGGCGAGGGCCTTTCCCTTTTCCGACAGATCAGCGGGAGCCTCCGCTGGCTTCGTCAGTCGCTGCACCGGCTCGCGCCGGTCGAGGTGCTTCGGCTGCGCTGCCCGGGTCCATTTTTCGGCCTTGGCGCGCTTGTTGATGGCGGTGTGAGAAACGCTGTACCACCGGGCGATGTCGCGGACGCTCATCTCGCCGGCGCGGTAGTCTTTTTCGATGCCGGCCCAGTCAATGGGCTTGTTCTCTTTGGCCATGGTTTCCACTCAGGTTTCCGGCTGGAAACTCCCAGACGAGAAAAAAATCTCTCCATGCGGGGGGCGCGTGTCCAGAAGGAGATTGCCCTTCCGATCGTGACCACCCCCCCCCCCCTTGGCTGATGGGGCCTACCAGAGGAGCCGCGCTCGGCGCTCTTCGGCTTGCTTGTGCTTCGTGTGGCAGATGACGCAGAGGGTTTGCAGTCCATCATCACTGCAGAAGAACTTGGCCCTATCCTCGTTGTGAGGCTCGATATGGTCGACGTGGGCCTCACCCTTGCCGGGGACGAGGAGACCACACCGCTTGCAGGTGTACTGGTCCCTGACGAGGATGCGCTGCCGGGCTCGCTGCCACCATTCGGACTTGAGCCACTGACGTGACTGGCGATCCTCGCGCCACTCCTGTCTTGCTCTGGCCTTCTCATCACCGGGCATCCTGCCAACGAGGGGCTTGATGGTGGCGACGAGTGGCTTGATAGTCCGGAGTTTAGCCACGCTGGGCTATCTCCGCTTTTCTGGGCTGCAGCCGAGCGTTTATCTCAGCCATAGCAGCTACCAGGAGGTTCTCTTCAATCGAGCCGAAAAGTGCAGCGCCCTTGAGAGCCTCGATCTCAGTAACGAGACGGATCAGTTCCGCGAGTGACGCCGAAGCGACATCGGAGCGCTTCATTTCGTAGCGGGTCATCTGTCCATCACCTTGCCAATTCGCGAGAGGGCCCAAACAACGGCCGCAATAATGAGGAGGGAACAGAGCAGCGCGGCTTCTAAGTTACCCATCCTCATCTCCTCACGCGACAGCCCCGCGATGCGCTAGCTCGCTACTCTGTGGGCTCTTTGCCGTCGCCCCAGTCCTTCAGGGGGAAGGAATAGTTGATGAATTCTTTTACCCTACCTTGGGCTTTGAATGCTGCTTGGGCGGCGAGATTGTTAACGTGCGTATTGGAATTGATCGAAAAGACATTCCCTTGCTTTTTGGCTTTGTCGACAAGGGCAGTGTGAAGGGCGGTGTGGATACCTTTCCGTCGATGCTCCGGCGACACGTAGGCGAGCACGATTTGCCAGTCCGATTCGCCGAAGTAGGTGAGCAAGCCGATCGCATTGCCTTCCTTATCGATGGCTGCCATGCAGGGGGTTTCGGGCATCGGCCAACCGAGCCTCCGACCGTGAAACCCTCTCTCTTCGATCTCAACCATTGCGAGCGCCACCAACCGCTGCGCTGGTGAATACCCGCAGTTCTCATAGAACCGGATGCGGTACGGGCCCTCAGCGGTGCGCTGGTCGCTCTTTTGGGAAGGGGTGTCCATTAATGCTCCTGAAACGAAAACCCGCCACCTGATGGTGAGGGGATGATACGGGACTAGTTACATGGGGGGCGGCCGGCTGAGCGCGACCCTCTAATCGCCTATACAATGCGCCACTGGCGCTGGCCACTTTGGCTGAGGCTTTTGTCCAATCATTACCGTTATTTCATGTGGCTCATCCTCATCGCTCTCGTGGCGAGCATCCTGGCAGTCGATCGAACATCGATAGAGGGGCACCCGAATACGCAGGCGCTGGTTCCTACCAAATACCCGTGAGATTGGTTGCGGCGACAGGATTCGAATCTGCGACCTCCAGCTTATGAGGCTGGCGAGCTACCGGGCTGCTCTACGCCGACAGAAGAATTTTGGATGCAGTTCTCCAACGCGTCGGCAAAGCGCCAACTGAGCGGGACCGGCAGAAGCAGAGCGCAAGGCTGTGGATCGCGAACGGGCATCCCAAAGGAGATGGGAAATAACTATACTGCTTCGCGATATTCATCAAGATGCTCATCGTTTTCCAAGCCATCGATCATCTGGATAATCCCCAAAACCCTTTCCTTGAGACGATCATCCAAGCTGTTGATGCAGGCGTCGGCGTGATACCGCAGTGAGACGGTCCGGCTGCGGCCTCGAGGGAGGAGGCGCCCGAGTTCGGTGTTCAGATGCTTACGCCGGATATGGCGGGCCCCTTCCAATGCCGTTGCACGCTTGAACTTGTACGCCTGGTGCCGGTCGAAGGCGGCGATCATCAGTGTCTGGATGTCCGCCTCCGAAAACTCGATAGGCCCTCTATCACGGCCGATGCAGACGATGCTGCTGACGCCGTCGACCTCTCGAACAGGATCGAAGCCGACACCCGGGTCGCGGCGGATGAACGCGTATCCTACCAGCAGCGGGAAGCGGCGCTCGACGAGCTTGCGGCTACGGTGCTTCCGAATTTCCTTCCAGAAGGCCGGCATGAACACATCGATGTTCGCTTCGCGCAAATTGCGCTCGATGATGCTCTCGCCGCGGCGGAGCTCCGCCAGGCCGTCAATCGCCTTCGCCATGCGCTGATAGCCAGGGGAAACGCGAACCGCATACCAGCGGTGGTTCGCATCGTCCTTGTCACCGAACAGGATCGATCGGTGATAGGCATGCGACGTCGGGTTCTTGCCGAAGTGGATGACTTCGCGAGCTGGGGCGATGTCGAATGGACCGGGTACACACTGCAATGCGGTCGAGCGGGCAGCTTCCCAAGTCTGGAAGATTTCGTCGCCCCAGGCCTTCTTGCCACCCTTGCCGTTCGACACTGCGATGATGAAGCCGTGCCGCACGCCGCGACCGAACGTATCGACGTCGGTGAATTCGAAATTTCCATCTCTCGGCATTACGCTGCTTTCTCCATTTCGCGCCAGCCGGCGCCGTCATCGGGTTTCAGGAGATGTTCGGGAACCGAGCATCCGACCTGGCCCGGAGCGGGCCCCCACTGGCCCGTAAACCATCCACCTTTGCTCCGGCCGTAGGTCAGGCGCTTCAGCCAGACGGCCTCATCGACCCGCTTAGGCGGTTCTGGGGCAAAGCCTTCGAACCTCCGCTCGTTGATGAATGTCGTGGCGTGCATCGTTGGATGATCGGCCTTAGAGGCAAGGAAGGCTCGGTATGCCGGCACGGCTTGATGGCAGGCGGCCCTTTCGGCTTCGGTCAGCTTTTTCCAGCCTGCTAAAGCTTTGGATTTCGACATGTTAGGGCTTCGAGGATAGTCGCTCCAGAAGGCTTCGAAGTCCGCTGGATATTTCTTCTGAAGGGTCTTCCTCGGCTGCTCGTCCGAACTGGTTTCGGACAAAGAATCTTTCTCCTCTGTATCTGCCTCTGTCTCTGTCTCTGGTCTAGCATCTGCTAGAGCACCGCTATCAGTCGCTTGCAACGCGCTATCATCCGCTTGCACGTTTTCAAGAAAACCGCAGTCAATCAAAGGTTTAAGTTTTGGAAGCCGGTCAAGGTACGCCACCCTTTTCAGGTAAGCGGGGTTGTTCGGCACCATCCCGTTATTGCGTGACGCGATCAGCATGCAAACGACTGCTAGCAGCTTGCTAGCATCGTCTAGCGTCACCCAATCTTCGCTAGACAGCAGAGCGAAGTGGAGCTTGATCCACGGCGGGTTGCGGTCCTTGTAGTGTTGGAATTGCTCCCAATTCCTAACCTTGAACATACCGGCCATCAGAAGGACCTCGCTGCGTTTCTGACCGCCGAGCAGGCAATATCGACGAAGAGGTCGATCGTCCGGACAGCTCCGTTGCGCTGCTTCGCGATGATGAATTCGAGCTTGTTTTCGCACTCAATGAGGCGGTCGACGCGGGCGATCTCAGCATCCGCATCATTGCCCTTGGCCTTCTCGAGGTAATAGGCCTCACGGAAGAGGAACACGACGGTGTCGGCATCCTGCTCAAGCGAACCGGAGTCCCGCAGGTCGGACAGCATTGGGCGCTTGTCCTCGCGGCTTTCCACTCCTCGGCTCAACTGGGATAGAGCGATCATCGCGAGATCGTTCTCGCGCGCGATCTGGCGCAGTCCTGCCGAAATTTCAGAGACCTCGCTGTTCCGGTTCCCCGAATATCGCGACGAGGCCGCGATCAGCTGCAGATAGTCGACGATGAGCAGATCAATCTTCTTGCCAGACTGATCCGCCACGTCCTGCATGCGGCCAACCTTGACGCGAAGGTCTGAAACCGAGAGGCCGGATTGCTCCTCTATCCAAAGCGGTAGGCTGTTGAGCTTCTGCTTCGCCTCGCAGATGCTTTCGAAGTCCTTCTCCGCCACCTTTCCAGTGATCAAGTCGCTGTATGGGACCTTGACGTTCCAGTCATAGGCGATGTCCGTCAGCGCTCGCATGGCAAGGCGGTTAGAACCCATTTCCAGCGAGATGAACCCTACGCCGGCGCCGGACTGCGCAGCCTTGATGCCAATTCCCAGGCCGACCGCTGTCTTGCCCATCGACGGCCGTGCGCCAAGAACGACCATCTCGCCGCGGTGGATGCCGCCGGTGGCGTTGTTCACGTCCGTGAGCCCCCAGGTGATCCCGGTGAGACCGCCGCCATGTTCAATTGCGGCTTGCACCTCCTCCAGTGCCGCGTCGGCAGCCTCAGAGAGGGAAAACCGGGTTTTCCCCCTGGCACCTACGCTGAGTCCGGTAGCAACATCGTCGAGCGACCGAGTAGCAGCACGGATCAATTCGGAAGGATCGACGCCCGGGTCGATGGACGCCAAGCGGACGCGCTCTGCTTCCACGCCTACTGATATCCTCGCCCATTGCTGGATCAGGTTCGGAACGCTGACCTTATTCAGGCCTCCGGCGCCATACACCGTGTTAGCGGCCAGAGCGGCCAGGTACGAGTGGAGGGGCGTCTTCAGTCCGTCGGACCAGGCCTTGACCTCATCCGGCGGGAACATCTTGGCTACCAGATCCACACGAGAAGAATTGTAGCGCTCGGCCGCGATCTCGATCACTTCGAAGATCCGACGATGGATCGGCTCGATGAAATGGTCGGCGCGCACGAGGCCCCGAACAGCAGCATGTTGCCCTGAGACGAGTAGCGCCCCCAGAACCTCCTGCTCGAGCTCGATCACAAACCCGCAGGTTTCAAGGTTGATGGTGATAAACGGCAGCTTCATGCGGCGGGCCCACCCGGGCTGTCGTCATGAACGAAGCGGGTAACGAAGCGACCCCACGCCTTTCCGGCGGCGATGCCATCCTCGAAGCGCATGGTCTCGTTGGCCTTTGTGGCAAGCCTGACATAGGTCTTCCAGGCGTCCTCTGCGGTGACATCCCGCTTCTCGAAGAATTTGATGACGGTCATGCCGGCACCTCCTCACGCGCATACGCGTGCGAGGGGTTCTGTTCTGCCTGAAGCTTTTCGAGCAAGTCGATTATAGGGTCGAGGGCCTTCTTTGCGCTGCCGAGCAGCCAAGACATCTCGCCGGCCTTTTTGTCATCGACATCGCCGTCCGCAAGTACCCCTGCGAACAGGCTCATAATTTGGGTGGCATCATATACGGCGTCGATGTGGTGTGAGGCGACTTTGACCGTCATTTCGCAGCTCCGATCGCAGCGTAGCGCTCCATGCACTTGGCCTCAGCCTCGTCCCGCACTGCCTCGGCTGCGTGGACCGCGAACGGAATAAGCTCGTCGGCACAGTCGGCCTCGTACCTCAAGATCGTCCAGGCACGCCATTCGACCTCGCTTGATGGCCAAGGTGTCGCTTCCCGCGCGACACTGACGAGAGCGTGCTCGTACATGCCCAAGAATTGGCATAGGTCCTCAACCAAATCGCCGGCAGCGTTGTAGGTGTTGCTTCGCTCATTCGAGAAGCGCGGCTGGCAAGCGAATGCTGCGGTGACTTCTCCGATCGTGTGCAACACATTTCGGAAATCGTGCAGTTGCTTCATGCTCATGCTGCGCAATTTCGTCATGTCGACTTCGCAGGACATGAGATCGCGATGGGCTAGATCAGCGTTAGCCGATGTGATAGCGTGTACCTCGTTCATTTCCTTATCCTTCTCGGGATTGGTAGAACCATGGCTCGGAGAGGTTGCCGCCTCTGCCGGGCCTTTTGCTTCATTGGTCATGCTCGTCCCTCCGTTTCACGGAGTTCGACGGGCGCTTCGCGCTTGAGGAATGCCAGGCCAGAAGGGGTGATCTTCACCTGATTGCCCGTTTCGATCCTGCCGTCGGGGTACTGGATCAACGTTGGAACGTTGACCATGAGGCCCCGCGAGACCAACTCTGGGGCGGCGTGAAGGCGATAGTCCTCTCCGGCTGCGTCTTTCCCGCTCCAATCGACCCTGACTACCCTGATAGAGCTTCTTCCTTCATAAGGAACCCGACGGTCGATCATGCCGCTGTTCCGATCTTGGCGCGCAGGCCGAGCTTTGCAGCGAGCGGTGCAACCGGAACGACAATGCGCCCCCCCACCTTGATCGTTTCGAAGTCGCCGCGGTGTGCCGCTTCGTACGCGCTGTTGCGAGCAAGGCCAAAAAACAGCTTTCCTGCATCAGGCACCGAGATGGTGGGCAGGCTGAGTGCTTCCTCAAGTGTCATGTTTAAGCTCCAGTTTGGTTAGTAAAGTGTGTACGTTTGGTACTTTATCACGACTTAACCTCCTTGCAACCTTTTTGTGAGTTATGTACACACGAAAACAAGGAGACACGTTATGGCCCGTCCAAAGCTTGGTGAAACCGAAACGGAACGAATGCAGCTGAAAATCACCACCGCAGAAATCGCCGCTATTGATGATTGGCGTTTTGCAAACCGTGTGCCCTCACGTTCTGAGGCAGTCAGAAGACTTTGCCGTATCGCATTGATTCAACAAGAGCTTGCACCGTCGCTCCACGAAAACATGAAGGGGTTGATCGACGCAGTTATTTTACTCGGGGATGAAACGCTTCAAGATAGGCCGAGGACGCCGGAGGAGCTCGACGAACTACGCGCGATTGCATCGGACGTCTTCAAGTATTGCTACAGCCTCTACGACAAACTCGTCGAGCAGACCGTTCGCCTCGATGGTCTGTCAAACGGTGATACGAACTTGAGTGAAGCGCTAGACTGGGAGGGACGCGCCGCCGACTACCTCAAAGGGAAGTCGCTATTCGAAGGGTTGCGCAAGTCTCCTGAGGCAATGGACGTGATTGCTCAAGCAGCAGAAAAGGCACGAAGCGCGAAGAAGGACGAAAATCGATGAAGGGGCATATTCGGGAACGCTCACCCGGCCACTGGGCCATCGTCCTGGACGTGGGAGAAATTGACCCTAAGACGGGCAAGAAGAAGCGGAAATGGCACTCCTTCACTGGCACGAAGCGACAGGCGCAATCGGAGTGCGCAAGGCTGATCGCTGAGATCAAGAGCGGCGGTTACGTCGAACCGACGAAGCAGACGGTCTCGGAGTTTCTGACCGAGTGGCTGACCTTCATCAAACCTACGGTTACGCCGAAGACGCACGAGCGATACGCCGAGATCTGTGAAAAGAATCTTGGGCCGCTAATCGGCGACGTCACGCTTGCGAAGCTCAAGACAGACAAGATTGACGCCGCGTTCGCCAAAGCGCTGACAGAAGGTCATCGGAGAGGCGGTGGCCTTTCGCCGCGAACGGTGCATCACATGCGCCGAGTGCTGATCAAAGCTCTCAATCAAGCTGTGACCTGGGATAGGCTTGTGAAGAACCCAGCGGCCGCAACGACACCGCCAAAGATCGAGCGGACGAAGATGCTGGCATACGACCCCGATCAGACGGCGATCCTCTTAGAGGCCTTCCGCCCTACCCGAATGTTTATCCCGATGATGTTGGCGGTCATGTGCGGCCTGAGGCGGGGTGAAATACTGGCGCTGCGCTGGCGTCACGTCGACCTGAGCGCCAATAGGCGGATGCTATCCATCAGAGAGAGCGCGGAGCAGACGAAAGAAGGCGTGCGATACAAAGAGCCGAAGGCTGGCAAGTCTCGCACCGTGGCCTTGTCGTCGATGATGCTCGCCGAGCTCAAAGCACACCGTGCACGACAGGCTGAGGAACAATTGAAGATCGGCATCCGGCCGGATGATGATTCGTTCGTAGTGGCGCAGATTGATGGCCGACCCCTGAAGCCGGTATCGCTTACCCACGAATGGACGAGGCTCTTAGCGAAGACGTCCCTGCCCCGCATCCGGTTCCATGACCTCCGGCACACTCATGCATCGCAGATGCTGGCGGCCGGCGTTCACCCGAAGGTGGCGAGCGAGCGTCTGGGACACTCGACTATCGGCATTACGCTCGATCTGTACTCCCATGTCATGCCAGGAATGCAAGCCGATGCTGCCGAACAAGTTGACGCAGCGCTGCAAGCCGCTATAAGCGCAAATCAGAAATCGAAATAG